AAGAATTATTTAGGTATTTATAATGATAAAAATTGAAAAGAACATACCGATAACAAAAGGTGGGAGACCTAGAAAATACAAACAATATATCGATGCTTTTGATAGCATGAGTTTAAACGAATCTTTCCTTGTAAATGACTACAAAATAGTAGATTCTGTGAGAAGATATGCTTGGAAACAAAAGATTCCTTGCAAGTTTAGAACGATAGCTAAGAATAGCTATAGGATATATAAAGTTAATGAAAGCTGATCTTCTTTCACTTCTGACTGCGAAGTCAATGAACTATGAAATATCGAGTGCTAATCACGATGCTATAACTTCTGAAGATATTGCACATTTTTTAGGTACTAGGGATTTAGATAGCAGAGAGTACGATTTCTTGATGGCAAAGTATACAGAGGACAACCATGCTAGATCAATGTTGTTTGATGATATTTATGAAGATGTATTCGGCATCTTTACTAAACATATAGATATATCTGAGATCAAAACTGATAAGTATTTACTGAGACATTTTATCAATCTTGCATTGAGAGAAACCATGCTGACTGTCTGTCCATTCTGTCATGGCAGAGGTGTCATCAAAACAAAGAATAGTATAGAGAAGTGTTATCATTGTGAGGGTACAGGACAATTTATTTATGATGATGATAATCGCCCAGAGTTTCTTGGTATGAAGAAAGAAGAATACATGGATTACAAAAAACCATACATCGAAGTATTGGAAATGGTAAAAAATATTGAGATCAATGCACTAGCCAAGATTGGTGATGAATAATCCTTTTCCTAATAAAAAATATAAGACTATATATTGCGATCCTGCCTGGAACGAAGTTGGAGGTGGTAAAATAAAAAGAGGAGCTGATAGACACTACACTTTAATGAAGACAAAAGATATTAAAAAACTCCCTGTTCAAAGCATCGCTGATGATGATTGTTGGTTGTTCATGTGGGTTACTAACAACTTTTTGAAAGATGGCTTAGATGTCATGGAGTATTGGGGATTCAGGTATGTAACTAATTTAGCATGGGGTAAAGATAGATTTGGAATAGGTTATTACTTCAGAGGACAACATGAGTTATGCTTATTTGGTGTTAAAGGTAATCTAAAACCTAGAGTAAGAAATGAAAGTAGTTTTGTCTTTGCAAAAAGAAACAAACACTCCAAAAAACCTAACGAGTTTTATGACAAAATAGAAAGTGTAGGGTATGAACCTAGAATAGAATTATTTGCAAGAAACAAGAGACAGGGTTGGGATTCATGGGGAGATCAAATTCCTGATGAATTGTTTTGAATAAATTAAAATGGACTAGCTCACTAATCCTCTCTTGTGGGTTAGTCTTGACATCATTTAATATCTATCCGATTAATCTTTATGTGCAGTTTATAGGTGTGATGGGTTGGTTGGTGGTAGGTGTGAAGACCCAGGATAATGCTCTTGTCTTTGTAAATGGTGTTGGATTGGCAATTTTAGGTTTTGGTATAATTTATAGACAAACTCTGTAAAAAAAGTGCCCCTAGAATCGCCATAATCCGATTTAAATGAGGTAGGTGATACCTTAGTAACCCCCTAATGAGTTAGTCTGTTCTCATCTATTGTAGAGTCTTTTTCAGGGGTATCGCCTGTTTTTTCCTCTGTATTGTCCTGAATCATAGCTAATTTAGGTTTTAGTGCAGGAATTTTGCTGACAAGACCTTGTAGTTCTTCGATCAGCTCCTCATCAGATTTGTTTGTACCTTTCTCTACGTTAAGATTAACGTTCTGAGAACTAAATCCACTCATCTCTAGTACAAGTTTTGCAGTATTGAGTCTTACTGAGTCTTGATCTGATCCTAACAAGTCTTGTAAGACCGATATGGCTCTGCCTGATGTGGCAGATATTCTTTCTTCATTCTTTTCTCTAATCTCATGGATATATTTCTTTTTGAGATAAGCTCCCATTTGCCTGTGGTTTTTATCCCACCCTGCTTTTTTTGCAGATTGACTAGCATTACCTGCTGTCTCACCCTCTATATAATACTCTACAAATTTTAATTCTTGTTCTTTATCTATTTTTTTCGGCATCGCTTTTCTCCATTAACCATTTCTTTAACTTGTTTGTTGTGTGCTTCGGTAGAGGTAAATCTTTTCTAAATTTTATCCAAGACTTATCTAGTACCAAGCTACCATCTATATCGACTTGTATATCAGATCCTGATATGTGAGATACTATGGTAATACTTTTTTCGTTTTCTTCAACGACTAATCCGATAGATATACAATCAGCTAGTGCGTTGTCTAAATCATTTATGTTTGTCCACCCTGATGTGGGTGTTATTGCATCTTCCCAGTTTATAATTACGAGCTTCGGTTTCATTTTTTGCTTCTGAGATAATTAAGATAATCTGCTCCCTCCTCTACTTCCCAAAATATTTTTATAAAGTCTGGGTGTGAATCTGGTAGTTCTGTATTGAATATTGCAACTGCACAAGCAGACATCATCTTACATGGCAGGTTCAATGCTTTTGCAAAGTTGTCATACTTCTTGTAAGAGCCGACTTGGACACAATGCATAATTTTGTCATTAGTCGCATCTCTGATAGGACTATATCCAGAGACATGAGTGTGTCCTGCAATAAGTAAGTGATCTCGTGCATTGAACAATGCGTGTCTTACGATACCATGAGCTGTGTTATACATAGAGTGTCCTCTAAAATTATGTGCACAGTTTACTTTGATTTCGTGTTTGGGTAGTTTTATTTTGAGTCTTGCGTTGTGATCTTGATAGACAGATTTCAATGGTTTGCACATCCATTTGATAGGATCACCTTCCATAGCCCACATATCATGGTTACCTGCAACGATAAAGATATAAGGTGTTGCATTGATAAGCCACTCAACTAACTGCCATTGTTGCTCACCATTTGTGGTCTGATCTGCCCACAATCCTGCAAGTTTACCTCTCCTTGCCCAGTTGTTTGACAGATCGCCTACAGAACAGGCATACATGCCATCTGTAGAATTGACTATATCTATGTGTTTTCTAAGCGATACCCAGTCACAGTTGTCATCATCAACATGGGGATCGCCTTGTATGTAAAGACCGATAGGTTTTGTGTCTTTGATTCTGATCTTGATAAATTCATCTTTTCTCTCACGAGCATCTTTTCTTTTGAATACTTCTGTTCTTTGCTCGATAAGTTCTTCTGTAGTCCAATCAGTCTCTGTCATCTGTTCGAGCTCGTAGTTTTTTACGACTTTTGGATTTTGTGTTTTTTTGCCACAGGTCTTACATCTATATCTTTTTCTTTGGTGTTGTGTACCATCAGTACCTGCTTTTATAATATGGCTAGATCCACAACTAGGACAAACGAGCATATCTCCATCTTCGTTTCTTTGGATAACTCCGATCCTGCTGTAGTTGCCACCATTGTTATGAATGGTCATTTGGTTTCTTCCTGCTTAATTAGGTATTCGATATACCATTTAGCTTTTTGTAAATCTTGTAGTGGTGTGCCTTTGTAAGGGAATCGAGTAACATACTTTACGATGTTCCCACGAACATAATCCATTTCCCATGAACGAATGTAATCAATCGTTTCTATGCCCTTTGTGTAATGGGCAGGTCGATTAATAATATCTTCTGTCTTTTTCTTGCTCATCTATCTTGTCCATGACTTCATCCCAAGTAATGGGTGCACAATTTAAAAAAAGAACACCACCATACTTGTAATCAATCCTATTGTTGATAAGTGTCTTGATGCTTATTTGTGCTTTAGGATCAATCGCATGGATTGCTTTGATGATTTGCATTTCCCTTTTAGTGAAGGGTATGTTTGCACTCATAGTTATCTCCTATTAGTTTATGTATACTTAGATTGCTGAACCAATGTAGTAAGCCACAACTAATATTAGTATAAATTCTAAGACCGATATTTCAGGTCTTAGGTATCTAGTCCTTATTTTACTAAAAAGAACTCTAAAAAAACTGTGATAAAAAAATAATATTGTTAGAACAAAAGCTACTATAAGTGCCTGTTCTATCATCTCATCAGAGGATTATTATTTTTCTTTTTTAATTGTTCGATATCTCTTTTTAAAACTGCTATTTCTCTTTTTAATAAAGATATTTCTTGTTCGAGTGGTTTTATATCTACACTCTCTTTTTTTTCTAAAACTTCAACTCTTTGTATAAGTTGCCCTTGATAAACAAAAAGACCACCTATTGCTATAGCGATAGAAATAATACCTGCTATTGTCTTGATGTCCATAGTCTGTCCTCGTATGTTTGGTTTGGATAAATGTTTCTGATATCGACATAGTTGTTATTGATGTACTGATCTATGTTGGTATCAACTAATTCTGGTTGTATAAATATGTCTGTATTGACTTGTGAGTATGAAGATATCTTGTTATCTCTTGACATAACTTTAGCTACTATCATCTGTGTAGCTTTGAGTTGTCCATCTATTGTCTTAATTTTGTCTGCAACTTTGATAGATATTTCTTCTATCGTTAGTTGGGTTTCAACACCCCTATCCTCGTTTGGTGCTTCTGTTCCTTCTGCGACAGCAGTTTCGTTGCTTTCATCCACTTCTGTATTTGTTTCTGTTTCTTCGACAACTTCTGTTTCATTGGTCTCCTCCACAGGTGCTTCGACTATTTCTTCAAAAACTTCTTCTATAACTTCTACTGTTTCTTCTATCTGCACTTCTGGCTCGACTGAAATTATTTCTTCTTCTATAACTTCAGGAGCTAATACAATAGTTTCTTCTATAAATTCTTCTTCTACAGTTAATTCTACAACTTCAGGTATAGGTTCTATGTAAACTTCTTCTATTATTGGTTCTACAAATACTTCTTCGATAGCTATCTCTTCTATGTAGACTTCTTCTATTTGTTCAAATATCTCTTGTATCTCTTGAGTTTGTTCTACTGTTAATACAACAGGGTCATACTCCATTGTTACAGATATGTTGTCTACATTAGGACCACCAAGCCGAGCAGGAGCATTAGCATCAGAGCCACTAATAAAAATATTTCCATAGTTAGAACCAACCCCTGTATACGAGACAGTATCTGTAAAATCTTTGCCATTAATGCCTGTAACATTTGTTCTCTCCTGTGTCGTTGTTGCTAACACATTTTGATCTTCATCTCGTATTTGCAATCTAATAGTAAATGTATCAGCACCACCACGATTCGGTGCCCACGATCCGACCCCACCTTCACCATTTTGTACTTCTACACTAGAGTTCAGAGTAATGCCATTATCAAGCATTTGTTGAGTTATAACATTATTATGAAGAGGAAAAGTCTGCTCAATACTGCCATAGTCTCCAAACTCTAGGTCGTGTCCTCCTGGACAACAATCTCCTATTCTTTGTGCATCACCTGATAATGTCCACCCTGTAGTGCCATCATCAAATGTGCCATTAGTAACTAAATTTCCAGTTGTGTCTCCGTTTGCCAGTAGAGGTATTAGTATTAGAATCCAAATATTTCTCATTTCCTAGTTGTTCCCATCGTTGTTTAGCTTGTTCGCCAATTAATCCATCTATAGGACATGGTGTTCCTGCATCCATCATAGACTTCCATACAGATTTATCTTGGCACATCAATGATATCGCTGCAACTTTCATACCTAACCCATTAAGTAGTTTTGCTTTCTTTCTTCTTTCGCACTCCATGTCATGGTAGTAAGTGCCCATAGATGTGCTAAAGCCAATAACAGTCATGCCGATAGAGAGGGGGATGACACAACTGTCTTGACCATAAACTGACATAGCAGGTGCTGATGATGTGTTTACAGCAGTCTTTTGATTCGTTGAATTATTTGTCGTATTAGTGGTTGTAGTGTTTGAGCTACTTCCAGACTGATATGTTGTAGAACTTTCATAGCCACCTGTTATTGCTGTGTTTGATCCTGCGTTGTTGCTTTGTGTATTAGTCGTTGCCCCAGATGATGTGACATCTGATACTGCATCTTCTATTGCATATCCCAATATTATAACTGTAAATATTATTACTGCTAGTAACAGTTTTTTTATCGACATTTCCATTTTCTTAGTGCCAATGCTTTTCTTGTTGGTCTACCTTTACTGTCTTTCATAGGTCCTTTTACTCCTGACATCCTTGCACAAAAACTTGCTCTGCGTTTTGCAGCTTTTGATCCTGGTTTTACTTTACCTGTTACAGGTCTTTTTAAATTAGAACCTTGTGTTCGTTTAAAAAACTTTCTACCTGCTTCGTTCAGTCCACCTGTTTTGCTTTGATATCTTTTTGCTACCATTAGTCATCCTTAAAAATTATATATAAAATTAACA